GACAAATTTGAATAAGCTAGAAATAAATTCTATGTAGCTATTTCTAATATCTTTAGCGATAGGGAGTGAGTCTGTACGTACAGATTCATTCTTAAATTTACAGTGTTGAGTGCCTTTATGATTTTGATCATACAGCCTAGTAAAGATAGAAAATAAGTTTTTAAATAAACCATAGGGATATAGACTAAATTTTGCCAGGAGAGTGATGGCAGTCCACCACTAATTAAAAGGTGTCTACAAAATCATTGGCTATTCAATAATTTTAGTTTACTGTTTGGTATAAAATATTATGCTGAGTTTTGATAGCTACGATTTTTGTTTGGCTTTTTGACGTAAGACATACAAATATAAGCTTTCAACTTTTTCACGTGCCCATGGTGTGGTACGTAAAAACCGTAATGATGACTTAACACTTGGATCTATACAAAAACATCTAATTTCAATTTTACGACTTAAGCCTTCAAAGCCACCATAGTAATCCAATAACTCATCCAAAATGTCAGCAAGTTTTTTGCCGTGTAGAGGGTCATTGGAGGCATTCATAATAAATAAACCATATTTTTGGAGGACATTATTATAACCTGAGCTAGTTGAAAAATGGGAGGGTTGAAATTTAAACATAATTAACATTGATGTGTGCTGAAATAGCAGGAGACATTCATAAAAGTGCATTTCTACGCTTCGTTTGCTGAGACTTTAGAAACATTAGCTATTGAAAATCCAAAGGTTTATTTTAGTTTTAAATCACCTGAACAACTTATTTCTTCTTAGATAAGTACCGAAGTTGGTATTCTAAAGATCAGGCATAAATAAGATGCTAGTAAAGATTTATGCGTGTAAACCAACATTTGTACAAAACAGTCAACTATGACAGAAACAAGGGCACACTCACCAGAGCCGACTATGAGTACATGCGCGATCTACTGGAGACGGTGCTAGAACAACTGCAAAATTCAGAATTAGACAATGACAAAGAAATAGATCAGCTCAAACAGTTTTTTATCAAGTTAGATCATCACATAGATAGGTTACGTGCTTAAAGCCAATGGTGGCTCAATTCTAACTTTTAGAAATCCTATCCGGTGATTTGAAAATTACGCGCGTAGATTTCGGCATAACGTATATTATGTTCATTAGCTTACTCGGCATTGTGAATATAATTTTACTGAGATTCACAATGTCGAGCTGTAGCACCAACTGAGGTTGCGTAGGCTACAGTCTTGGATATGCTATTTAACATAAAATTACGTTATGCGACATCGAGTGCAAAAGAGAAGGGCGAATTAATCGCCCTTTTTTTGTTTAGTTAATATTCAATGTCTATGTAAATCACACTAATCAGCTTTTTTTATTTCCTCAATGTATTTTGTTACATCTTTCGCAGTTATGTCTTTTAAATGCTTGTAAATCAAAGCATTAATTATGTCCGCTTCTTCGATTCTTTCTTTAGTTTCAATAATAAAATCTAAAGATTTTTCTTTAACCGATTCTACGAATTCCCCACGAACTCTATAAGTTTTTGATAAGTCTGATTTTTTCATGTAACACCTGAACATTGTTTAACGCAACAACATTATTGTGTCACACGTTGCAGTGTTGCGTGCAATTCTGTTATATTCCTGTGAAATTGTTGCGTGTGATGTTGTTGCAATGGAAAAAGAACAAGCTTTCGAAATCGTCTCCAAAATCATCTTCGATGATGCCTGTCAATTGATCATGGGGGGTAATCCTGCTTATGACTCTGAAAAGGTACTTTTCCATATTGAAATGGTAATGGGGCACTGGGGCTATCGTTCTGCAAAAGTTGCTGAGTACTGCGATTCACTAAAACAAGAAAACGACATCATGCGTGATATGGGGATCGAATAATGAGTAATTTTAATAAAACTCTCCAAGCTCTTTCTGTTATTCAGTCTGAACTTGATGTCTTGAAGTATGAATTATCTCCGTCTGATTGGGCTGTTCTTTCTTCACGTGTTGATGAATTGAATGCTTGTCTTTGTGAGTTACAAGAGGAGTATTCAAAAGATGAATAATTCGATCAAAAAACAATCAATACCACAAGTTTGTACGTGGGGAATGGGATTTTTAGAGACCCCCATTAATAAGATGGGGGTAACCGAATTCGAATCCATGCACTCCCATTTGCAAGATGCCGATTTGCCTTTGCCTTTTGAACGTCCATTCGCAGTCCCACATCTGCATATGGTCATGACTTCACGTGGGGCTAAACAAGTTCAATGCCGTTTACCTGCTGATAATCAAATTGCAGTTATTGACTGGGTCAACTTTACTGATAGCTGTGGCACTTTAGACCACAAGTTTGTAAATGCGCTTAATGATGATCAAAGCATCAATGAAACAGAATTAAATTTCGCAATGGCTCTAGAAATCGAAAAACATATAGAGCACATCTTCGGATTACAGCTAACGCTTGTCGACAAAGGCAAGAAAAATATGTACCAAAGCTCGTTTGAAATTGGCGATAAGTGCGGATTTGTCTGCGTTGGCGGTCAACGAAATACATATCTAGTCATGCTTTCGGGTCGTGGTTGCTCAATGGCTAAAGAGGGTTGGGAACAACGTCTTTATACATTCCTGACAACAGTTGCTACACGTGGAAAATTAACCCGTGTAGACATTGCGCATGATGACTTTGACGGAAAACGTATCAATGTTGACTGGGGAAACATGATGGATGGCATGGGAGGATTCCAAAACGGCAACCGTGCTCCAAACGTAGAGCATAAAGGCAATTGGAAACGTCCAAACGGTCGGGGTCGTACTCTCAATATTGGCTCACGTGAATCGGGTAAGTATTTACGACTGTACGAAAAGGGTCGGGCAGAGGGCGATCCAGATGATAACTGGCAACGTGCGGAAGTTGAATTTAAGTCACGTGACAGAATTTTGCCTTTCACCATGCTTTTGTCACCGTCTGAATATTTTATTGCAGCATATCCATGCTTTCAGATGCTCTCAGAAGATATACAGCCTGAACGTATCGAAACCATGAAAAAGGCAGCTTCAATCAATGCACACGCTGCTTTAGAAATTATCAAAAAACAATACGGCAAATATATCAACGTATTTAAGAAAGTTTTTGAACCTGAAGAACTTATTAACATTATTTCTTGTTCTGATCCGTTGGCTATTCCCAAACGGTTAGAGCACTTAACACTTACTGCTATGAGGATGTAAACAATGTCACAACAAATGAAAGTTACTTTAGTTGGCGCAAAATCAACGGATTGGAAGTCAGAAGACGGCCGTCATTATGACCACGTTACGCTATTCGCTCTTATTCCAATGGATACCACTGGCGGTAATGCAGTTGGACAAGGTGCTGCTGAGTTTAAATGGCAAGATTCGCGCAATTTAGTCCAGTTACAGGGGCGTAAATTCCCGTTCGAAGCGACTTTAGAACTTGATCTAGTGTCTACAGGTCGTAGCACCAAGCAAGTGCTTACCAACGTGATTCTTCCACCTAAGGTCTAAGTATGAACATCAAATACGTGTTATTTGGAAGCGACATCCGCGAATGTCCCAAATGCTTCAACTTAATGCACAAAAACAATATTGCTTTTCACATGACGAAATGTGGGGGCTAAAGAATGACGACCTATGTCTGCGCTGAACTTATAGAAAACACATGCACAACATGGGTTGTTCAATCGGGAGTATTACCCGAACTATCAACGTCCGATGCTTATTTAGTTTGTAGTGCAATTCTCGCTGTTTTGGGTCTTGCATGGGGCTATAAAAAAATCGGTCAATTACTTAGATGACTGGAGAAATGTCATGAAAACTGTAGAAAACCAAAAATTAAGTCTAGCTCAAAAAGTTGTCGTTGCATCTGTTGCACTTTCACCAATGTTAGCAATGGCTGAAGGTGGAGCTGTTACTGCTGATGCTTCTGCAATTACTGCTTTAATGTCACCAATTGCTGTTGTGGGTGGTGCGATTTTAACAGTACTGATTGCGATCAAAGGTTGGAAGTTGATCCGCCGAGCACTTTAATCTAAACAAAAAAAAGGCTCGACTGCCGACCTACGGATCGGACATGTCGAGCCTTTTTTATAGGGGTATATATGGGATGGTTAATCGTTTTCGTTTTTTGTTTTGCACTTTGGCTTGTTTTTTCAGCATAACCGCACATTCTGCTGAGCGTACAGATTATCGTGATTTTACACCAGAAAAAGCTCAACAAGTTGCAAGCCGTTGGAATGCTTCTTTTGATAAAGTCGGTAAAGACATTGCTTATGCGCAAAACTATGCATCTGGTAAAATGGATAATATTGTTAATCAAATCAATAACGAACATCAAGTCCGTACAATGATTCGTGATTCTGGTATTGATCCTGATACTGGAAAAAAAATCCGCATTGAAGCCAATGTCACACAAGCAGCAAACAAAGCAAAAGTTGCTTCTACACTGACAGATCGCTTAAAAAAAGCTGCCGATTATGCAAAAAAATCTGGTAAAGCATCTATCCCTGCATTCGTTGGCGGTGCTGCTGTTCAAGCTTTAGTTGATGGTGTTGGTTGGGTCATGGACGAGGGCGGAAAAGTTACTAAACAGCCAACTGCTGAAACCCTTTTATGTTCTGCAAATTTACAAACTTGTTATGAAATGGCCGAAGGTCTAAGAAGGGGATCTCCTGAGTCTGTCTGTTCAGCATTTAATAAAAAGAATGGAACAGTTTATCATTCTGCAACTGCTAACACTTGTTATTATTCATATAATGGAAATAAGGCTGTTCTAGCTCCAATTTATAAAATCAATAATCCTTCTTATAACGCATCTTCTCCACCACCTGAAAACGTAGAAGTTACCCAAGAACAACTCACAGAAGCATTAAAACAAGCACTTGAATCCAATAACCCTGCTTTAGCTGCTGCAATTGGCCAAGCGATTAAAGACGCTTATACACCTGAAGGTAAGCTTGCTTCCATCGGTGATGAACAAGCCAATGGTTTAGCTGTTAATGCTGCTGATACTGCACGTGATGCTGTTAATAAAGCTGCAAAAAATACAGGTACTGAGCCAACATCAAGCGGAAAGCCCGGCTATTACAAAATTACTGACGGTGAAAAAACTGTAGAGGGTTATGTTTATCCTTCTGAAACGTCCGCAAGCACAAAAACAGATACAAAGACAGAAACCACAACTGATCCTGCTACAGGTAATCAAACAACAACTGGAACAAGTACAGGTTCATTTGAACTACCTGCATTCTGTGATTGGGCGGGTATTGTTTGCGATTGGATAAATTGGACAAAAGAAGAACCCGACGAACCAGAACAACCAAAACCAGTTTTTGAAGAAATTGAAGTTCCATACACACCGTTTTCAATTGCAAATTTTAATGCCCAATGTCCACCAGATGAAAACCTTTCTTTAAATCTGATGGGGCAAGAAATGAGCTTCGTTTTTCCAATGAAGCCTTTTTGTGACTTCTTTTCAGGCATTAAACCTTTCGTTATAGCACTAGCATCATTTTGGGCTGTCAAACTGATTGGCAATGCTTCTTTCAATTCGGGTAATTGATATGGGCAAGATACTTTTTAAGATTTTCGAATGGGGTGTTAGCTCAGGTCTAGCCAAATTTATTAAAGGCATGGGCTTATCAATGATTACCTTTGCTTTTTTAAATCAATTGATTCAAACCGTTTTAGCTGAAGCATCAACAAAATTCGGCTCTATTACAGGATTAGGCGCAAATGCTTTGGGATTGGCGGGTGTTGATACAGCACTCGCAATCATGGCAGGCGCTATTATCGCTCACGTTTATATGCGCTCTAAAGCAATGCGCTTTGTAGGTACACCAAAATGAGTATGATATTAATTACTGGTACACCAGGCTCAGGTAAATCATTATTTGCAGTTGCAAAAATCTTAGAATTACAGAAACAATTTCCCGATCGACAAATCTTTGCAGACATCGAGGGATTACAAATTGATGGTGTAGAACGTAGCCCTGAGGACTGGCGTGAAACGCCTGACAACTCGATTATCTTCTATGATGAAGCACAGCAACATGAACGATTCAGATCGGGTACAAGTGCTAACCGTGACGAAATTGTACAAAAGCTTCAAGTTCACCGACACACAGGGCATGATATATATTTCATCACTCAAAGCCCTAGATTCTTAAACTCATTTGTTACGGATCTGATTGGTGAGCACTATCATTTGCATCGTCCTTATGGTGCAAAGTTGGCATCTGTTTATTACTGGAGAGGTGCACAGAAACAGCCAAACTCTGAAGCTTCAAAAGAACGATCAGAAAACAATTTCCAATTTGTTTACCCTAAAGACGTATTTAAGCTTTATAAATCGGCAACGGCTCATCATGTAAAATTTAAAATACCGACTAAGATTTTAGGCACATTTGCAATTGCTTTGGGTATGCTCGGATTTGTACTTTATCTTGTCTATAAGCCTGAAACTCAGTCCTTTTTCACTGGAAAGCCAGTACAAGAAAAACAGGGAATACAAAAAGAGTTAGAACAACAACAAGTTTCTGAATTAGATAAAAAAGTGAAATTGTGTCAAGAACAATTTAAATGGACTAAAGAACAATGTTTAGAAGCGTACGATCCAAAAGCAGTACAACAGAAAAATGCAGAACTTGAGCAAAAAACAGGTAATAACTTAGAAGTGATTACAGCTTCATATAAAATTTCTGACCCTTACGATTATTCTTATGACGTTGCTCCAGCTCCAACTGTTCATAGAGTATTTTCAGGATGCATGAGATCTAAAAATGGTTCTCTAGTTGCTTATGATCAACAAGGTTCAATTATCCATGATGCAGATAAACAACTTTGTAAGCGCACTATGAACGGTGATCGTCCATTTAATCCATATAAGCAACCTGAACAAGTGGCGTCATATCAATTTGCATCGGCACAGCCACAAACTCAAGAACAACAGATACAAAACCCTGAAGTTAAACAGGAGCCAATACCTTATGGCGCAAAGCCACCTTCAAACATTACTGGAGCGAATTCATTATGACACCTGAAATACAAGTAATTAATCATTTGCTTGGATGGCTTCTCATTACAGGATTTTTTACAGGCATTTTCTTTTCACATCGCTTTATTGATTCTATTTGTTGGATTTTTCGCTTTTACCGAAGAAGACGGTTTATAAAACGTTATCGTGCAAATCATCTTAAATGACGTGCAAAGTCGGATTTCATTTCTTTTGCGCTAGGCATATATGGATAATCAGCTATCAGCATACGACCTGAATAATGCATTTTTTTCTTTTGACTTGCATCAATACGAATAAATACAAGTTCTTCGGGTTCATTGCGGTGATTATATTCACAAATCATAATCATCTGATTTTTCTCGATAATTCTGTACTTAGGAAAGGTATTTTTAACCAGTTCTTTGAAGTTTTTGCTGTTATTTATGACTTTAGGCGCTTTTTGCTTTCTAATGAAAAATAAGGCGATGAGTAGTAATAAGACAATTATTAATGCTATTTCCATGATTAAACACACTTTTTAAAATTAAGCTCGAATTTTATCCTTAACTAGCGCAGTCTGTTAAGTATAAAATTGAGCATATAGGCATAAATAAGATGCCGGTAAAGATTTATGCGTGTAAACCCACATTTGTACAAAACTGGAAGCTATGACAGATCAAAGGGCGTTTTAACCAGGGCTGATTATTTGTTTATGCGTGAATGCCTGGAGAATTACCTGGAGAAAATACAACAAGATTTTGACCAGGAGAATGACCAGGAGATTATGCAAATAAAATTATTATTCATAAGATTAGATCATCACATTGATAGGTTGCGTGCGTAGATTTCGGCATAACGTATATTATGTTCATTAGCTTACTCGGCATTGTGAATATAATTTTACTGAGATTCACAATGTCGAGCTGTAGCACCAACTGA